CCTTATGGATCAACACACCTATAATAATTGGGTGAAGATCAAGGCTGTCTTCGAAGAGTCTGGTAACACAGACAATATGTTCTACAAAAGAGCTGTAGAAATCGTAAAAACCAGAAGAGACCCTCTGGCTAAATTTCTTGGAGATGAACCGTGATGGAACCTCAAGACGAATTAGTAAGTCGTGCAGAAGTTCAGGAGATGATCGATGCAGCAATACGACGACACAACCGTAATGCTTCTATCATTAGTATGTGCGTCGGTTGGGTGGTTCTTGCTTTATTTGCTGAGGGACTACTAAGACTAGTTGGTGCTATTCCGCCTTTATTCCCATGGTTAAACATTACCCTGAACTAATAGGAATAGTCTTGCTCCTTGTTTTTGCTGCTACGATGTTCTATCAAGGCACAATGATAATGAGGGGACAACGTGGATATAGACACTGTGAAAGAGAACAAAAAAAGTCTGAGGACACCCGCAGACAAATAGAAGAATTACTCAAGGACAAGTAAATGGAACATTTATTAGGAAGAGCACTCATTATAGTTGCAGTGCCTTTTGTAATCGCCACACTTTACTTTGGTTCAAAAAAAGGCGGATACTACGACACCGATAACTACAAAGGAAATGGAACAGCCCACTAATAGATGTTGGGATTTTGTAATGTCTTCATTTGCTAGGTCTTATGGTGTTGAGAGGGTTATAGGCGAAGAGAAGTTTCATTGGATGGCTCTTCAATGGTGTGACGATAACAATTACACATGTAATATACATCTAGATGATCTAAACAAAGTTGATTCTTATTTCAGAAGATACTACGAAGAATGGGACTAATATGGAATCTCAATTTTTAATTCTTGGATTCTTTATAGCATTTGGGTTTTTTTTGTTCTTTATGTCAATAATCTAATGGGACACTTCGCAGCAGCAGTATTAAATAACAAGGTTGCTCTAGCATTCATTTGTTACATTATGGTCTTTGTGCCTATTATGGGCATCTGGGCAGTTCACAAATACAACTGGCAGCACTGGGAACCATTTGACAAAGGACATAATAAGTAGTATAATTAATTTTGTTATCGGGGCGTAGCGCAGTTTGGTAGCGCACCTGTTTTGGGAACAGGGGGTCGCAGGTTCGAATCCTGTCGCCCCGATTTTTAATATATAATAATATATAATTTCATTTCATTATATGAGTAAAATTTACGATACTAAAATTGAATTGTTGAGAGAATATCGTATTGCTAAAGATACGGTATCTGATATAAATGAACATTTAGAAATTTTAAAAGCACTTGCAGATGAAGTTAATCATGTAACTGAAATGGGTGTTAGAACAGGAGGAAGCACAAGAGCATTTTTAATTTCTGACGTAACTCTTAGATCTTATGATTTGTTCTTAGATCAGAGAGTTAATGAGTTGATTAATATAGCTAAACAATTGGGAAAAGATGTTGAATACAAACAGCAAGATGTACTTGATTTTCAAATTGAAAAAACAGACTTGTTGTTTTTAGATACATGGCATTCTTATGATCAATTGATTGAAGAATTGAGGCTTCATGCACATAATGTTAGAAAATATATAGTTTTTCATGATACTCAAACTTATGGAACAAAAAGTGAAAATTTTATGGGAAAGGGTGGTAGCAATGGATTGTTACCAGCTATTATTCATTATATGATTGAGTCTGGGGATCAATGGAAATTCAAAATTCACAGAACAAACAATAATGGTTTGACCGTGATTGAGCGAAGAAACCCCCTTGACGCACTCACCAAACTACCCTATAATACCTGAGTAATCAACACACAACAATGTCTCTGATCGAAAAATTCAAGAAAGATGTTAGCACTCTTCGCTCTGCTGCTAACGGGGATATCTACCTTGATGTAAAGAGTCCGAAACTTTATAAGAAAGTACGCCGCTATTATGAAAATGAGGGCGTCGTGTTTTCTGGAGATCCCCTTGATGACTACGAAATGCTGATGGATTATCTCTATCAAGACCTCTCTACCATTGAGGTTGCATGATGAAAGTCACTCAAAAACCTACCGTTCTTATGGAGCGGTTTCCTTATCGTTATGTTCAGGTTGGGAAGTTGGAAATCAACGGAATGCCTGATTGCCGCATTCAGAAGGTAGACTCCTATACTGGACGCTACCGTGATATGTATCTCTGTGATAATGAGATGCAACTCATGACTGCTATGGAAGATCATGATTACACTTGTTGGTTAGATCCTGATAACGTCCCTGCTTATGTCAAGGACGATGAAGACATGGAGAGTCTTTAAAAACCCTGGTGGAGTCATCCCTAATAAATGCCCGTCGCGGACAGACGTTAATTGTGCCCTGGTCGGGATGGTCAAATGACCCCTGGAGTTTCTTGCTTCTCTAAAGAGCAAGTGGTGCGGATGGGGTTTATACTCCCGCCCAGTTTCTTGCTTCTGGTCAAAGAGCAAGTGGCGTGCATGGCGAACCTAAAACACGGAAGGTGGGTTGCATAAACCCACCTTTTTTAGTATAATAAATTAATATCCATTTTTTAATTTGAATGTTTTGTTTATCTTGTAAGTATATTCCACAATCAACAATTATTGATTGTGTGAAGTCAATAGTAAGGTATCATCCAGATCAAAAAATTTTAGTAGCAGACTCCAAATCTGACGATCTATCATATCTTCTAAAAATTAGGGAATATGATAATGTGGAAATTTTTGTTGAAAATAAAAATAGGTCTATCGGATCTTTATGGGAATCTTATAGAAGATATCCGAACGAACCATTCTATATTTTGCTTCAAGATACGGTGGTCCTTAAAGAATCTTTGAATCAATATATAAATTCTCCTAGTCTTTTTACTTCTTTTATATATTTTATAGAAACCGTTGGGCAGGGATGTCTAAGTTTTACAAATAATGAAGATTATAATTTTTATAAAAAAATATTGGAAAATACTGAATATCAATATCCAAATTTAAATCAAGTAATTTTTGGATCTTTCGGACCTCTTTTTGTTATTAAAAACGAACTAATGAAAAGATTTGAATCAAAGGGATTAATAAAAAATCTACAAACCAGTGGAAAAATGGAGCATCAATATGCAGAAAGAATAATTGGTATATGTGCAGAACAGGAAGGATATTCTCCAAGTACTAATAATATTCAAGGTGAGTATTATAATAATCTTGATGATATGCTTAATAATAATATGAAATTTTTTAATAAAATATTTTTGATGTCTAATGGGCTGAGGAATTAAAAAAATGAATATCCATTTAGTTTATTTTGGTGATAATAATTTTTCCATAGGAAAAAATAGAATTCGTAGACAGGCAGAAAACTTTGGAGTTTTCAAATCTATTTTAGAATACGGAGAAAAAAATTTAAATGGAGACTTCTGGGAAAATCATGCACAAAAAATGATGCAACGTCGGGTTGGAATGCCTGATAAGTTTTATGGATATTATGCATGTAAAGCACATTTCTTATCAGAAGCTCTAAAGACCATTCCTGAGGATGATGTCCTACTTCATGTTGATTCTGGTTGTGAACTGAATAGAAATGGGTTGGATAAACTAAAACAATATTATGAAGAGTGTTTAGAAACAAATGGTGTATTTTTTACATTAGATCTTCCAGAAATTCAATGGACTAAGATGGATACTTATAGGAAAATTATTGGTGAAGATGATGAATATATGATGACTAGACAAGTTATTTCTGGAATCTTTTTTATGAAGAATACTCCACTGATGAGAGAAATTGTCGATAAGTGGAAAAATATTTGCGTGGAAGATGGCGGTAGATATCTTGACGATAGTCCATCAGAACTTCCTAATCATGAAGTCTTTAGAGAAAATAGACATGATCAATCAATCTTGTCCTTGCTAATGAAAAAATACTCCGAAGATTATGATTTTACTTTTCATGAAGATGATACTTATGAAACAATATGGAATTCTGCAGGTTTAAGTGGAGTTCCTGTTGGACCACAGCAGGCTGAGATTTGGAATACATATGGTAGAGATTATCCGATTTGGGCAACCAGAAATGGTAAAATAGATTTTACTAATTGTGAGGTTTAGACTGATAATCTAAATATTTAAAATTTTTTTGATTGATGAAAATTATTATTCCAATGTCTGGTATGAGCAGTAGATTTTCTGCTGCCGGATATGATATTCCAAAATATCTTATTGATATTGATGGCAAGAAAGTAATTGAGCATATCGTCAATCTTTATCCAAAAGATTCTGAGTTTGTTTTTATTATTAATGACAAGCATCAAGTAGAAACAAACATTGTAGAAATTTTAGAGAAACTTGTAGATAAAAAAACAATAGTAACTATTCCTAGACATAAAAAGGGACCTGTATATTCTGTTGCAAAATTTCTTTATCTTCTAGATGATGAAGAACAAGTCATTGTAAACTACTGTGATTTTTCTATTGATTGGGATTATGATGATTTTAAACAATTCGTTGATACTACAGAGTGTGATGGATGTGTGATCTGCTATACTGGATTTCATCCACATATGCTCGGTAGTGATAATTATGCGTTCTGCCATACGGATGAAAATAATCAGATTTTAGAAGTTAGAGAAAAGCAACCATTTACAGACGATAAGATGTCTGAGTTTGCTTCTGCTGGTAACTACTATTTCAAAAAAGGTAGTTACGTTAAGAGGTATTTTAAACAGTTGATGGATGAAGATATCAACATCAATGGCGAGTATTATGTAAGTTTGATTTATAATCTTCTCATCCAAGATGGATTGGATAATCGTGTTTATGAAGTTCCCTATATGCTGCAGTGGGGAACTCCTGGCGATCTTGACATCTACAATAGTTGGTCTGATTATTATCGCAAAGCACTCAAAGGACAGAAAGAAGTGAGTCTAGAAAATTGTACTCTAGCTCTTCCTATGGCGGGTGCTGGTAGCAGATTTTCAAAAGAAGGGTACATAGAACCAAAACCATTTATTCAAGTGAATGGTAAGAATATGGTAGAGCAAGCAGTTCGTTGCCTACCAAAGACTGATGAGGTTATCTATGCCTGTCTGAAAGATCATCAGGCACCAGGAAAGAACGTCGTTTGGATTGATGAAGTTTTAGAAGGGCAGGCATGTACAACAGAAAAGATTGTAGAGCAGTGTGAACCAGATAACTCTATTCTTATATCTGCTTGTGATAATGGAGTATTCTACGATGCTGATAAGTTTTTAGACTTGGTAAATGATGAAGATAATGATATAATAGTATGGACCTACCGTAATAACTATACAAGTCACTTACAACCAAATGCATATTCGTGGGTAAACTGTGATAGTGAAGGTAATGTTAGTAGTGTTGATGTTAAAAACTTTACTGGGGAAAATCCTGTGAATGAATATGCCATCACGGGCACTATGTTTTTCAGGACAAAAGAAATCTTCCACCGTTCTCTTGAATCACTTTATAATAATGATAATAGAACTAATGGTGAGTTTTATGTCGATAGTATGTTGAATGAAGCAATAACTCTTGGGTATAAAGTCAAGAATTTTGAGATTGATAACTATATCTGTTGGGGCACACCAAACGATTTAAAGACGTACCAATACTGGCAAAGATTTTTTAATAAAGTTGAATGGCATCCTTATGACTACACAAAAGACTATTTTACCAATTGAATACTGGAACTCTGGAAGAACAAGACTGATTAAAGAAAAAGATGAAAATGGGAGGAGCATAGAAGTTGCTTACTTCTTTTCCTGTCAGTTTATTGGACTATCAAAGCATTATCCTCAACCCCTCATTTACTCTCACCAGACTGGAAAACTTACTCTTCCTACAAAAGAGATGTTTATGTCTCTGGGTAGGGGAACTGTGTATGAGGAGACAATGGAATATGAAACAGATCTTCCTCTTAGATTTGAGAACTTCTGCTCAGTTCCTGTATTTTACTTTGTGTATAATATGGCAAACTATTATCACTTTATATACGATACTTTACCATATCTGTATTCATATTTTAATGAGAAAGAAATACATCCAGATTTAAAACTTCTTGTAAGTCCACCTGAAGGTAAAGATGATCTTTATCCATTTGTATGGGAATCTTTGAAATTACTTGGGATTGGAAGAAAGGATGTGGTGTTTTTGAACAATGATACTGTTTATAATACTGTTGTTGTTGGATCATCTCTAACTCATAATGGTCTTTCAAATACTCCACCTCACTCTGGTGTGTTTGATATTATTAATAGAATGAAAGGAAATTATCAAGGACCAGAAAAAATTTATATTTCTCGTCGCACTTGGTTGCATAATAATCTTGAAAATATTGGTACTAATTATACGGAGCGTCGTTGTTGTGTAAATGAAGATGAAGTCGTAGAACTTTTTAAATCTTATGGATATGAAGAAGTCTTTTGTGAAAATATGAATATGAAAGAGAAGATAGGATTATTTAATTCTGCAAAATATGTTGCAGGACCAATAGGTGGTGGTATGTGTAATGTAATTTTTTCTCCACCAGAAACAAAAGTTATATCGATTAATAGTCCTTTGTTTTTTGATATTAATGCAAGATTTGAATATTCAATGGCGCATACACAATTTTATCATTATAATGATACTGAGTTTGTAGAAAAAATTCGGGAGAGTGTTGATAATGATAATGCTCTTTCTATCTCTGGTGGTTTAAACTCTCCCTGGAAGGTAGATCTAAATAATTTGAGGAAATTATTAGAACATGAAAGTAATTTATGTTGATATTGATGAAACTATCTGTCATAGAGAAACATCAATAGATTTTGGTACAACTCACGATTATACCAAAGCAAAACCAATTAAAGAAAATATAGACAAGATCAATAAACTTTATGATGAAGGTCATACTATTGTTTATTGGACTGCTCGTGGATCTAGAAAACAAATTGATTGGACGGAACTTACTAAGAACCAACTTGATGAGTGGGGCGCAAAGTATCATGAGCTAAGGGTAGATAAACCATTTTACGATTTGTTTATTGAAGATAAGTCATTGAGGATTGAAGAATTATGAAAATAATTTCACATCGCGGAAATATTCGTGGCCCAATTGAAGATAAAGAAAATCGCCCAAGCTATATTGATTGCGCTCTTGGTAATGGGTATGATGTTGAGATTGATTTGAGAATTATTGATAATGAATTGTGGTTGGGTCATGATGAACCACAGTACAAAGTAACTCATAGGTGGATTAGAGAAAGGAGAAATAATCTTTGGATTCACTGTAAAAATCTTAATGCAGCAAAGGATTGTTGGATTTATCGATCATTTTGTCATACTGAAGATCCATTTACATATACTTCAACAGGAAATATATGGTTGCATGATTTGACCCAAAAAATTGACTCAAGTGTAATTATTCCACTTCTTTCAACAAAAGATATTTCAGAATATTCCAATATTGTTGAGCATAAATCCGCGTATGGGATTTGTACAGATTATCCTTCCTTTCTTTAAAGATTATTATGACTAAAAAATATATTAGACAACATCTTGGTTTGGGTGATCATATTATTTGTAATGCCTTAGTCAGACATTTTTGTAAACAAAATGATGAAGTAGTTTTGTTTACTTCTGGTATGCATTATGAAAATGTAAAATTTATGTTTAGAGATATTTCCAATCTCGAAATAATGCCCTTTGGTGATCATCCATCAAATGCAGATCATGAGATAAGCAATTATATTCATTCTAACCATATTGGTGATGATGTTATTACTGTTGGATTTGGTGGAATGAATGGTTTAAACACCAGATTTGATATGGCTTTTTATAAGATGCATGGTCTAGATCCAGAAATGAAAGTCGATAATTTTTATTGTGAACGAGATGATGAAATGGAAAACTATGTTTATAATTACTTCAATCCAGAAAATGAGAAATATATATTTGTAATTGACGATGATAAACACCATTTAAGACCTTTGATTATTGATCAGTCTAGATTACCGAAAGGATTTAAAATTATAAAATATGATAAAACTTTGAATTATAATGATAATAGATTTTTGATGTATAATTACAGAAAGATTATGGAAAATGCTGAAGAGATTCACATGTTCCAATCAGCATTTTCTGAGTTTGTAAATGCTACAGAATTAGAAAAACCAAAAATACATCTTCACATATATCTGAGAGATTATAGTGATGGTCTACCTATTTTAAGTAAAAATGATCTCAATTTCATCTACTAAGACTGGATATATTACATATTCTGATCCAAGATTTAATTATTCTTACAAAGGATTTTGTTCTATTGTATGTGGAATAATCGATATGGCCTTAGAGCATTACATTGAAAATGCTAATTTTAATCTTGTAGTTGATGAAGAACAGACTTTGGAATTGTTTGAGAATATCTCACCCCAGACTGATATATTTTATGATATGGGTGATCACTGGCTAAAAAAATTTTTTTCAAACCAACTTTATCAAAGTCACTACAATGCACACACTCCAGCTAATGTAGATAATCTTAAAATTAAAAACAAAATTTATTCAAATATTTTTAAAATAAAAGACAAGTATTTAAAAAAATTTGAAGATAAAAGAATAGAACTTGGAATTGAT